GACTCTTCGTTAACGTCTTCTAAGTCTTTAAGGATTAAACGTTGTGCCTTTGGATTGACACCCTTCTTGTCTAGGACATCTTTGACTATACGCTCACGCTGCGACTTGGATAATCCCTCAAGTTGCTCAGTAAGTTCCTTAATACGCTTCTCATCGTTACGCTTGGCTTTTCGCAATTTTTTAAGTAAATCGCTTCCATCCATTTGTGTATCGGTGTCGGTATCTTGGTCGTCTTCGTCTTCATCCCAGTAGTTGTTGCTCATAGCAACCCACCCTTCTATTCGTTGTAGTCGCAAGCCTCAGATTCTGGTCGGGGAACCAGACTGGCTCTTGCTATCGGTCTAATACGCTATGTGAGGCCGATGGATTCACATAGGATTCTATTTAGAACTGGCCTGCGCTAGTTGATTTTCTTAAGTAAGTAGTGCTTAGGCCCGCAGGACCTACGCCTGCTGAACCTTGAAATCTTGCTTGTTCTTGTTCAACAAGTGCTTGTCTTGCTCTTTTAGCAGATGCTAAACCAAGGAATGCTTCTTGTTCTGCTTGAAGTCTTGTGTAATCTTCTCCACCAGAAATACTTGATAAGAATTCTGCACGAGGTGCAATCTCTGCTACGGTTTGATAACCCTTACGTGCTTCTTCTTGAGTAATACCAAATTGAGCCAATGCTTCTGCCCCTAATGAACCAGTTGTTACACCTTCATAACCAGTCGCAATATTACTTTGAGTAGCAAGTCCAGTCTTAAGACCTTGGACTGCAGCAGCACCACCGATTTCACCAATTGTGATTTTACGTTTTAATGCAGGCAATCCTTCTGCTGGGTCTAGTACTGCAGCAACAATATCTCCCTGGGTAAGCATAGGATAATATTCTGTTAAAGCAGCCTTTGTAAATGGGTCAGCATTTTTTACTCTGTCTACCGCTAAACCTACTCGGTCAGATACTTCTGCGGCTGATATGTCATTAGAGATAAAAGAGTTCATTCTATCTTTAGTAGCAAGACTAGATGCACCATAAGACTGTAACACCTGTGTGTATGTTCGTTCTGCCGCTAAATACTCTGCTGCACTTAATACTGATTTACCAGCAGCAAGACGAGTTTTATTTGCAGGAAATCTTGTTTGAAATGCAACCGCTAATGGGTCTTTGCTGTTAGGGTCTTGCATAATTAACTGAATAGTATCGCTTGTGTATCCCTTTTGGACTGCCTCAGTTATTGAAGCACTTAAATCACCAAGTCCATATGAAGAAAGCAATGCGTTAATTGCTGCAATTGCATTTACTGAACCTGCAGTTGTTCCAGATGTAGATGTTGTACCTAAAGTGCTTGTGTCCGTAGTAGAACCACCAACTTTTGGTACCCCGTATTGTCCATATTGAGATGAAACTTGATTAGTTGCTTCAGCCAAAGATGCACCATTAGAAACAAGTTCTTTAATTTGTTTTTCTTGAAGAATTGCAGCCATTGCGGCAGTATTAGTACTTCCATCAGGATTTCTTACTTGTGCCTGTTCTGCAGCAGTTAATTGTCCACTTAATGGAACATCATTGTAATAACCCTGTGCATTTATACCGCCACGAGAATTAATGTATTCTTTACTATATCCAATAGATATTGCTTCTGCTTCTTTTGCTGAACTACGTGCTTGAGTTACAGGGGCAGTAGGAGTTACTGGTGCAGTAGGTGTTGGAGCGGGAAGTTCATTAAATGCTCCGTAATCTCTAACTCTATCTCCTGTTGCCATTACGCTCCCAATCCAAACATCTTAGTCATATCCCTTGCAAGTGCGCCCAATTGGTCTTGAGCATTCTTTGTATAAGCCCACTTAGGACTTTTACGTAAAGAAATTTCATAATCATATAGTCCCATTAAACCCTTAGGGTCTTTAGCAACACTTTGTAGTTCTTTTAAGTCAATAGCATCTGCGTCTTCTTCAAGTATGTTTGCACGAGTCTGAAGATATGGGCTTAATAGTTGTTTTACAGTATAACCCTTATCAATCTTATCTGCTAATGCAGGGAAATAAGTTTTAGCCTGTAGGTTAATCAAATTGATATTAGCCTTAAGTCTATCTGGATTAATTGCTGATTCAGTTGTTACTTTTAACAGTGAATCCTCATTAAATGGAATGCCATTATCGGCATAGGCATTCTTTAGGGTAGTATATGTAACTCCAAAGTTACCCTTTTGAAGGGCAGCCTTAGCCTTAACATCACCTAACTTAGCAGCACTAGTTATGTTCTTGGCATGTGTGGTAAGATACTTATTAAGAATATTAGCACGTTCTTGAGGAGATACTCCCTGGTAAATGATATTGTCATTTTTACCAACACGCTTTGTTGAACGTGACATTTGAAGTACTTGAAGTTCATTGGTAAATGCTGTTGTTAATGCTTTAGGAGCAATTTCTCCAAACATGTTTGTAAATGCGGTTGTAAACTCAGCAACTGCTTCACCAACTGTAGATACGCTTGAATAAGGTTTTCCTTCTGGAGCAAAAGTTATAGTTTCCGCAGCAGTTCCAGCCTTTGGAGTATCCGATTCAATGCTTTCAACTTTGCTTTTATCTTGTCCTGCAGGAGGCTTCTCGTTTGGCATCTTAGGGTCTGGATACCAAGAAACCAGGCTATCACCATCTAAATCTTGATAACTACCTGACACTGTTAATCTCCTATCAATGGACTAAGAACTGAATTAAAAAATATTGTTGCATTTTCATTACCTTGAGATAATTTAGTTAGAAGTTCCTGAGCATCGGCTCTAGTATTTCTCTTAAATTCATCTGCTTTATCTGAAGAACCTTGTACTTTACTAAGAGTGGCATTCATGTCCTCATATGCTGCAATCATAGCGGCAAATGTTTCGCCAAGGTCTTTATTTGGAGCCTTGTTTTCTCTAAGTAACTTCTTCATGTCATCAATTACTTCAACTCTGCGTTTATTACTTTCAGCCGTAGGGCTTACTTGAACACCCAATAATGGATACGCAGTCAGCAATCCTTTTTGACGAGTAGACAACTGTTCTCTCCAGTAACGCTTTTCATTTGGATTAGTTGCTGCCTGAATCTTAGGATTAAACTCATCCTTTAAAGCGTAATATGCTAATCTAGCAGCACTAGTTGCAGCCTCACGGATAAAGTTTTCTTTACCTTGTGCTACGGCTGGATTTAATGGCTGATTAGATATGTAACCCTTGCTCTTTAAGTAAGAATATGAACTTAAATCAGTAGTTCCACTTACTGGGATAAAGAATGAACCAGCATCTCTATGGTCAATAAGGAACTTTTCGTTCTTGCGAACAAAGTCTTCGGCTTCAATTGTTTTACGAAATTCTGCAAATCCCGCAGTATCTCTAGCAAAGTTAGTATATACCAATTTAGATGGATAAAGTTTAGCAAAAGAGACAAGCGCCTTGTTTAAAGAATTTGGTTGACCTTCATATTTCTTCATAAATTTCTGGAACTCAGAATCCCAAGTAAATACTCCAGCATCAATAAGTTCATTAGGAACACTCTTAGTATCAAATGCTACAATTGAAGCAATTGTGCCTTGACCCATTATTAACTTTACAGCATCAATGTTTCTGGCTTGGATTGACACATTTTCAAAAAATGATTGTAGGTCGCTTGCATTTGTAGGACCATTTCCAGTTGATGTTAGCAATTTAATTGATTTTACAGCAGATGAGAATCTTGACTCACTATTTTCAACTGAGCCAGCAAGATAGTTATATGCACGTCTAATGTTCGCTGGTGCTACCTTTTCCCATGCTGGAGCATCTGGATTTAATGTACCAGTGATGCTCCGCTCGTAACCCTTTATATACTCACCAATAAATGGCAGGTTAGTCATTGCATCTACAGCAAGTGATGCAAGTGGATTTGAAAGAGTAGGGTTCCAGAACTCAGGGTCTAGAGATGGTGTTAACATCTTTACATACCCACCAAAATTAACTGGCATTGGAGTATATGATGTTAATCCCATTAATGAAAGGGTTCTTGTAATTGCGCCTGCAAACAAGTCATCACCTGGATAAGTAAAATACTTTTGTCCTTTATCATCCTCATGGATGAATCCAGAATCTTCAAATGTTTGATTAAGGATTGCAAGACGTACTAATCCACGCTTTTCGTACTTGGCTAAACGTCCAGCACGGCGATAGAAATCTTCAGTTGCACGATAGTAACGGCCAAGTGTACGAAGGCTATAAGCCAAGTTGGTACGAACATCACCATTGTCAACAAATGCTAATGTTCTGTTGCGAGCAAGGTTCATTGCTGTTTCATGAGCAGAAGCACGTGCTATTGAATCAGCACCTTCTTCGCCAAGACCATTAGCCATAAGGCTCTTCTTGGTATTTGCCTCTGTCTTTACTAATTGCTTGCGAAACATGATATAATTTGCTAGAGTAATTGGTTCTCTATCAATTAATGCAATTTGCTTGCCCATCCATCCGTAACCAGAGTTAATAACTCTATACATTACTTCTGAAGGACTTTTTCCAACTAATGGAACAATTTCCTTGCCCATAAGAGTTTCTGGGCGAGCAAATGGCTTATCTAATTTTACTAAATCATCAATTGTAAAGTTGTCCATGCCACCCTTATTGCGGATAGCAGTTACTAGGTCCATATTAATGCGACCAGAAAAATCTCTTAATGCGTAAGATGCATCAGCGTATATATGCGCTGCTAAGCCTTCTGCGCCCTGCTCAGAGTATATTGCAAACTTCTTAGCAATATCATTTCCTGGACCTTTAATATAATCAACAAGTTTTCCAATTACTATATCTTGCTTTTTGCCAATATTCCAAAGAACAATGTTGCCAAATTGACCATTAGGTCTACCAACTGTATTGTTAAGTTCAAACAACCAGTGCAAAACTGCCTTGTCATTCATACTTGAAAATTCGCTAAACTCTCCCTTAAAGGAAAGTCCTTTTAATGCTTCTTGATTTTGTACATTGAATCGTACAGATGGGCCAAAGTCTTTTAATGACTTAGACATTTCTTCTGCTTCAGTATAAGGACGTTCTGCTTTAACAGTTGCTCCATTAAGTTCATCAAGAACTTTATATCCCTCAAACTCTGCAAAGTCACCAGCCCAGCCAGCCTCTTGTTTAGATATGTTATTAAACTTACCTTTAACTAAAGAGGTTGCTACGGCTTTATTAAGTGCTACTGAATCATCAGCCAATTTAAGTTTTTCTTGTTGGCTATAATGTTTTCCAGTAATCTTATTTACTGTATTATAAATAAATCCTAAGTTTCTGTCTTCTTTTTCATTCCCAAAAACAGTTGTTTTTACTCCAGAAGGTCTTACGTTGCGAATAGAACGAGATATTGCGCGTGCCTTTAAGTAATTTCCAAATCCTTCTGCTCCAGCAATCACTCCGAACATGCCAAGTTCTTCTACTGAAGAACGAAGTCCAAGACGTGGGTAAAGGTTTACAAAAGACCATCCATCTGCAATACCTTTGCTCCAAACACTGTTTGTAGCGCGACCAAATACTGAAGTAAGAATTCCGCCACGTTGGGCTATCTCACGCCATTCTGTAAAATCAGGTAATGAACGATAATCACTTAATTGATACTGGCGAATAGCACGAGGAGTGCCATCTAATGTTTGACCAGCATTGAATCTATCAAGAAACATACTGTCAGTAGCCGCTTCATCAATTTGGCCAATTTCAATTTCTTTAATTTTGCCTTTAAGTTCTTTCTTGGTTTTCTTCTCTCTACCAAGTCTTGCAGCAACAATTTTAAGTTCATCATCAATTGCATTTACGCGGTCTAAATCACCAGCGGCAAGTGCATCTGCTTTATCAGCCTTAAGGGCTTTTGAGCGTAAAGTATATTCTGCAATTTTTGAGTTTACGGAAGCAATAAGACGAACAGCCTTGCCTTCTGCATTGGCTGAGGTAAGAGCCTCTTGTACTTTCTTGCGTACACCCTTAGGTGTAGTAATTGCAGAGCCACCTTTTACAGTTCTAAGAACATCAGCAAGGTCGCCTATATCAACAGCACTTTGACTTGGTGAATAAAGTTCTCTTGACATATCATCAAGTTTAGAAAGAGCAAGTCTTCCTTCATTAGATAGGTTGAGTCCCATTCCAGTACCTAATGTTTTAAGCAAACCTTTAAGTATAAGAAGGCGGTCACCTTCGCTAGCATTTAACCAAACTGCACGCATTTCCCCAGCAGATGTTTTATCAAGAACTGTACGTGCTAATCTAAAGATTTGAGTTGCGCTAGTACCATCGCTAATACTAATAATGCGTTCATTTTTAGGAGCAATTGAAAAGACACGAACTACTCTGTCAATTCTAGCAAGTGTTGACTGGTCTTTTGCTGCAAATATTTTAGGAACAGCGGTTTCTTGAAACCCTATTTTCTTTGCCCAAATTAAAGGGTCAAGAGAAAATTGCTTAACAAATTCTTCTTGAGTTTTAGTTGCATCAAGTGCTGAGTAACGCTCAGTTCCTAAAGTCTTAGAAACTGTATCTTTAAACTTGTTAGTTGCACTACGAGTACGACTCATATATGGTATAAGTGTATCTTTGCCAGCAATTCCAGCATTACCTGATAAAATTTCTGTAAAACGTTTACCATTGCTAAAATATGTTAATGCATCATCAGCATTACGGACATCGGCTTTAGCCAAGTCATTAACTACGTTAACATTGATTTCAGGAAATCTATCTTGTAGACGATTAAGGGCTTGAGCCTTTGTTGGCAAATCACCATTGCGGAAAGTTTCAATTAACTTTCCTGCTTCATTCCAGTAGTTGCGAACTTTAACTCTAGTAAATGCTTGTTCAAGAGGAATAGCGCCTTCGCCAACCTTAATGAATCCATACTTAGCAACCATTAATCCACGATTAATTTTACCACCGATAATAAGTGGGTCAAGTGCAAAAGTTACAGCAAAATCAATTGGTGCTGATATAACACTAAATAATGCTCTTGCTTTGCCATCACCTAAAACTGCTTGTTCATATTCATGTGGAAGTAATGAAATTACTGCACGAGCCATATCACGGCCAGGACTAAATTTAGATTTTTCAAATCTTGCTACAGCATTAGAGACTTCTTTTAATGCTTCTTCTTCGCCACTTACATAACGATTAATTAAATCTAAAACACCTGCGTTGTTTTGATATTGCTCAAAATTATCAATTAAGTCTTCTTTAGAAGCAAGTAATCTACCAACATATGAGGCGGCAGGAGTTAAATCATTATTAAACTGAGCAACTGCTTTTTCATCAAATACTCTGTTTGGTGCAGCAGCCTGTTCCCAATATTTTTTCCATGTGGTTGAATCATCTGTTGGCAGTGCATCTTCTCCGCCAGGAAGTAATTCTTTAAATCCTTCTACTGTATATCTAAGTTGAGATGTGATAGGATTTGCACCCTCTGCAGCCGCTAGGCTAGCAGCCATATAAGGTTGTTTAATAAGTTTCTCTTGAGGGCGTACTAAAAGTTGTAGTCCTTTTTCAACTTTAGTGACAGCCTTGCCACCAACTTCAGTTTCAGTTAAATCCTTATATACACCTTTTGCGCCACCAATTACGGCTCTTCCACCTGCTTGAACAGCACCTAATGGATTAAGTGATGATAGATTCTTAACAGCATCTACTGCTGTAGTTCCGCCACCATACCATACAGCACTTTTAACCGATGATAAGATATTACCTAAAAAACTTTTATTTTCTTTAGCATACTTTGGACTATAGATTGATGTCAGAGCATCACGGGTAACTTTGTCCATCGCTTGAAACTTTTTATAAGCATCTGCTTGTGAAAGTGAAGTAAGTTCATTGTGTATATTGCGTAGGTCAACCATCGCAGCAAGTTGATTAACTTCATTCTTTGGTAAGGCTCTTTGAGCCGCTGCTACAGCCACACCAGGTGCGGACTCAGCAATTCTACTTAATGGTTTTCTTTCTTCAGTCATTAAAGACCTCGTGATGCTACAAAGTTGTAAAGGTCTTGTACTTCTCCAGTAGGGTCAATATCAATCATTGACGCAAGAACCTCAGACAATGAGCGCTCACGAGGTAAATTAAGTGCTTCACTTCCTGGACCTGCACCAAAATCCATGCCAGCGGTTAATGGTTCATTTGGTCGCTCAGTAGGGGCAGTCAAAGGTGTCATAGGCTTTAACATTGCAGCCATAGGATTTGCATTTGATGTTGTAGGTTTATTTGGTCCAGCCATAGGAGCACTCTGTTGTTGCGCCATTGTCTTTTGTCCTTCACCATAAGGAAGGCCTGAAATGTAACGTGCAGGTTGTGTGCCAGATTGTCCTGCTCCGCCTGTGGCAGAAATATTTGCTGGATTGTATTGTGGTCCGCCATTTGGACCGCCACGATTTTCAGCCATGATTTCCTCCTACTTAATTTTTCTTGGTTGTTCTCTTGATATGTAAGGTCCTGATGTAAATGCTGTAAGTTTAGATGCTATCTCCATTGCTTCAAAAGCATCTGCTCCTGCATGAATAGCACCTAATGCGTATGGTGCTCCAGAACCTGCAGCGTATACTCCATCTGCAGATTTGCTTATAGACAATTCTTGGTCAACATCAAATATTTCCCCACCAACAGCAATTATAAACTGAAAGCGAGTTTCTTTAGTATCTTCATCAAAGTTATAACCATTCTCTGTCATACACTTGCGAAGAGATGGCATTGCTTTTCTAATCATAAAACGATAAAGGTCTTCTCTATCTTGCTTTGTAGGAATAGGTGATTCCCAAATATGTTGTGCTATATCGCAAGGTAATGTTTCGCCAGAGCCTGCAATTAAAAATGAACCATTTGCTGTAATCTTTTCAACTTCAGGATGTGTATAAATACGACCACCCTCATCAGTCGTTTGGCTATCTGCAACCAAGAAACAACGGTCTTTATATTCTAAACCAATTATTGTTGTCATTGTCCCCTACTTAGTTAGCCCTTTGTTACTACTCTTGCATTTCCTTTTCCACCTGATGTTAAACTTGTTAAAATTGTTTGAATATCTGGTGGGGCTGATGGTGTTGGCATTTGTCCGCCTTGCTCAGGAGAAGGAGAGCCTCCTACTGGAGCACCAGAGGGAGCAGGGGACATTTGCTCAACCATAGGATTAGAGGCACCAGCAGGAGGGACTTGTTGTTGCGGTGTAAAGGTAGCCTCAATAGCATCTTCTAATGCTTGTCCCTTTTGGCGAGCCTTGATTACCGCAGCAATCTTTCTAACTACATCAGAAGCGTCTTGTCCCTGTGTTGCCATCTGTGGTATTGCTTGTGTGTAAGCAGTCAATGAGCCAAGTAATGCGGTTCTCATATCTTCAATTTCAATTTTCTCAAGTTCCTGTGTTACGTTAACAGTAAATGGCAACTCACGCATAGCCATATCCTTAGAGATTAACTTGCCTCCAAGAGCCTGTAACATAAAGATAAGACCTTGGGCTGGATTAAGACCAGCAAGCATTCCGTAACGAACATCAGCAGAGTAATCTTGCTTGATGTCTTTGGTTGGCTTGTATGTAATTTCATAAGGTGAACCAGAGTCTACACCACGAATTGTTTTTTCTTCTGGGTAGATTGTTTCATCAATTTCAAAACAGATACGGATTACATCACGAAGTGCTGCAGCAAAAATTGCTTGGGCTGATTTAACCTGTGTATCAAATGCTCCCATAAGAGCCTGTACACCTTGACCAGTAACGATAGATGCATCAATGTTACCAGTACGTCCTTCTGGATAACGAGCACCAACTCTAAGTTCTTGGTTAAGTAAATTCTGTTCTGTGAATGCGCCTTGTGGTAGAGTAAGTTCTACTCGACGAACACCTGCTGGGTTAGCGGTACGAATAACCGCATCGCCACCCAACTGTAGTTCTTGTACATCTTGTGGAAGTACAATAGGTGCCTGTACTGATTTCTCCGCTGCTTCCATTGCCAATAAGGCGAAACGGTTGCGGAGTAATTGAATTCCAAGTACGTCGTCAAATTGTCCACGTAGTTCACTGTCAATAGACGGCTTGCGTGCTACAACTACCATCATCTTACCAAGAGGATTCTTGGCTCGTGATAATACTAAATTACCCCTTGAAGGAATATAAATAACTGATTGGTCTTTATCGTAATAACGAATCATTTCAATCATGCCATTTAGGTCTTGCTTATAACCCATTCCACCTAAGAGTATGTTATCAAACTCTGGGAACTGGCTTACTAATTCACCTAATGTTAAACTGTATCTTTTAGCAAAAGCAACGCAACGGCCATATCGGTCAAACTCTGGATATGCTCCAATTGAGTTTTCGATGCGAATACGAGGAAGTTTTGCTTCATCATCTAATTCTATAATAAACGGAACGAAACCGTAGGTTATATACCAGTCGGCTCCTGAGTACATCTGGACTGATAGGTCAGAGTGTGAAAAATAATTGCTAGCAATACGAGTACGCTTATCGGCAAAAGTACGAGCACGGTCACTGACTTGATTAGCGGCTGAGCAGTTAACCGCTGGAAGAGGTGCCATAACCTCTGAAAGGTCTCTGGCAACAACATCAATAAAATTTGCAACGACATTAGCATCTACACCATCTGGAAAGAAGTCAGGATAGACTTCAGATATTTTACCTTTGCGAACAGCAAGTACGTCAAGATTGCGAGCATCTCTTTCGGTATTACGATAACGAAGAGATTGAACTCGTGCTGCTATCTGTTCAATTGATAAAGACACTAGTTACCCCTTTTAATTCTATTTTTACTTAAAGCAGTTTCGGCCTTGCGTTGTAGGCTTGCATCGTAGGCTGCTCTTTGTGGAGTTCCTTTTGCTGGAATGTTAAATGTTTTTTCTATCAATGCTTTAGACTCAGCAATAGATGGAATAATCGGACCTGCAGAACCTTCTTTGTAAACTTGGCTAACAGTCTTAGCACCTTTAATGCCACCAACAACTCGTGCAGCAATTTGAGCGGCTCTTGCTGCTCTTACGGCTCCCACTATAGGTCCTATCATTGACATGTTATATCCTAACTATAAGTTTCTTGCCATTGCTCTGCAAAGGCTTCGTCTAAATTAAGTGAACCTCTACCAGCCATCTGTGCTCTAGTGGCCCATCTGTTTGTCTGGTACTGTCCAACTCTACTTGATGTCTGCATAAGTTCTCTACAACGGATAATGGCAAACCATAATGCCATTACACAGTCGGTAGGATTCTTAGTATCAGGCTTCCAAATGATAAGTTGCTGTATTAAAGACTTAAGTCCTTCAGAGCCTTGATTGCTTGGAAATTCTATTAAGTTGTTGTCTTGGAATCTACCATCTTTGGCTGAGCCGAAAAGGCTTGCCATAGATGCTACACCAAATCCAATATCCCATTTATTCTTACCAGTAAAGTGTGAGTTAAGTTGACATCCATAGGATGCAAGATAGTCACGCAGTTCTGTATCCATAGCATAATATTTCTGGTGGGCGTTAATTTCAACCCGAAACTCTTGAGGCTTAAACTTCTCTACCCATTCCTTGATAAGAGCATTTTCTTTTTGAGGAGTAGGGTCAACCATGTTAACACAGTCTAAAACATATATACGACCATCAGCACGATTGTAAGAGACCGCTACGAAAGCGGAACGTCCTGCTACTGCTGGGTCAAAACCAATAATTGTATAAATTGAATCTATGTTCTTCGGGTGGCCTGCCGTGTCTCGTTTAAGCGGTCCACGCTTTCGCATACCGTTAACACATCCTGCGACAATTGTTGGCGAGAATATGGAATCGGATTGGACGTCTTCTTGTTGGTAGACCATAGCCCAGACACTCGGAGCAACTTCAGACCGCCTTGTAAAAAGCGAAGGTCCATCCCACTTGGGGTATAGTCCTTCTGCGTTTGCTTCATCTACATCGCCTTCTGCTCTGTCTGTCCAAGGCCAGAGTGTTTTCCAGTTCTTTGGGTCTTCATCAAATTCTAAAACTGATGGCATTGCCATGTATGTAAATGGAGACTTGCCGCCAGTCCATTGGTCAGGGTCTCTAATCATTTTATATAAATCTATAGGTGCGACACGGGTTCCTACTATAAGCAGTTTTCCGTGCCGCCCTAGGCGGGTGATAACTTCTTTTTGAAGCCATTCAATTTGCTTCTCCCACTCATGGGCGTTTGCATTCATCACCACATCGTCAAGGATAATCAGGTCGGCGCGAGCACCGTAAATTTGTGACCCGAATCCTAATGCTTGTACAGTTGGGTCCTTCTCACCTGAGTCTCGTCCTGCACCCAGATAAATCATGTCAGCAGACCAGGTTGGTGAATCTGCCTTATAGCCACCGTTAGGTCCAAAAGATACTTGCATCTTGGTCCAGTTAGGATGGCTTAATCTTGTCTTAATCGCAGACAAGAACTTACGAGCCATACCTTGCGTCTTTGATACAATAATGATTCTTATGTTAGGGTCTATAGATAGACGGTAGGTAACATAGTTGATAGTAAGCACAGTTGACTTAGCATGCTCAGGTGGTACGTTAATTAAAATACGATTGGTTGCTGCTTGCTCGTAGGTCATGCTAGGATGCATAAACCTAGGTGGCTTGCCCTCTATCAAATCAATCCAAGACTTGTGATGGTCAAACAACTTAGTCTCTAGGAATTGCTCTGAGAAATCCTCGAAAGAGATATCCTTAAGATTGGCAAGGTCTGTTTTGATACCTTTGCCAGATAGGCGAGCCTTGTCAGCCTTATTCTTAAAGTCGGCATCTGCCATAGACCATTGACGGAAGGTAACATCATTCCTACCTACAGCCTTCATAGCATCTACTACGGTAGCCCCCTGGGCTAGCAGTTCTAACACTTGCAGTTGGGCAGCATCCTTAGGGATGTTTTGTACCCCTGGCTTACGACCCACAGTTGCCCCCAATAACGCTTATTTAACGGTCCCTATAAACGGGCAGACTATCCCCAATATAATTATAAATTATAATACTATTATAGGAGGAGCGGAGTCTTAAACGGAGCGACTCCGTATATTATATATATACTATAGATAACCTGTTCAAAGTACTAAAACCGAACAGATAGGTAAATATTACGCTCATTCTGAGCGTATAATATATATATCCCCCCTATAATATAACAGTAATTTTTTATGGGATAGTACAGTACAACACCGAGCCTCGTTTAATAACCTCTGGGTCATAATCACACTCTTTCCCTCTGTACAGGTTGGCTATTGGTGGCTGAGTGATAAGGCTAATAGTGGTGATTAGACTATCCAATAGAGATATTAGTGGGGGATAAGTAATAATAAAAACCAAAAAGCAAAACAAGATTAAAGGACTAAAGGCGTTTATAGAATTAAAAGATAAAAGCAAAAAACAAAAACAAAAGATAAAGGACTAAAGACTTATTAACCCAACACAAACCTTTTTTCTCAGCCAATTCTCAGGAAACTCTCAGGAATCCCGAGCCGAAGGCGAGGGGTATTCGAACAAATGTTCGACAGATTCTCTCAGGATTCTCTCAGGTATTGTTCATCTGCTGTTCATCTAAAAAAGTGCTGAATTGGCTTGCCTTATCCATAAAAAAATGAGACGATTCTCCTGTAATCAAATGATTACCTGTATTAAATTAATACAGTAAAAAGTCCGAAAGAGAGTAAACAAAATGGCAACAGCAACAAAAACAAAAAAGGCAACACCATCCGCAACTATCTCAAATGTGGTTGTAGATGCTTACAGCAAGTTAATCAACCTTGAAGGCGAGCAAGGCTTTATTGCCTTATGCGTTAAACGCCTAAAGGCAAACACCTCAAGCGTGCGCGATATTCAAGCAAGCATTGAGAAAGCAAACGGCACAGCCCCAACCATCCGCGCAAGCCATGTTCAGTATTTTATTACTATGGATGAGATTCTGAACAAAACAGTAGGCGCTAAAACAGTATCCATCGCTGAGTTAATCAAAATGGCACAGCGCCTACAAACAGCCGTTGGCAAGGCTGAAGTAGAAGCAACATTGGAGAAGGTAGCCGATTATGCCCAACTAGCCAGCGAAACCCCAACGCTACAAAAAACCCGTGAACGCAAAAACGCAACAGCGCCAAAAGCGCCAGCAAGCGTGGAAACCATCTTCACTAAAACAGTTAGCGACCTAAAAGCGCTAAAGGGTAATGGCTCATGGGAAAGTATCAAAACTAGCGACCTTCAGACCCTCGCAAACTTAAACGAGATTCTGAAAGTAATCGCAAGAAACTCAGCAACAGCCAAAAAGTAAACCGACCAAAAATAACCCCCGAGAAATCGGGGGTTATTTTTTTGTCCAACCGCGACACGCCCGAACGCGGGGGGAAAAACAAAAGCCCAACACAAACTTTCCATAAGTGCGAGGAGTGTGCGCTTTGACCAAAAAAAATCCGCCAACACAAACTTTTGGCGGCGGCGCGAAGCATGGGCAAACATGGGCGGATATTGGCGGCGCAAAACGCATGGGCGGATAGGTGTATTAAATTAATACAAAAATAAATCCCGAATATACTTGATTAGTTGGGAGATGAGAGTATAGTTATCTTATGAGGTTAATTACCGATTACAGAGTGTATTAAATTAATACACCTGCTGAACGAGAGGATAGGTCATGAACGCAACAGAGTTGATTAACTCTTTTGATGAGGTTGCCGAGTTTACTCAGCAATTACTTCATGATGAGATAGAGCGCAATAAGCAAGAGCAAGCAAATCGTAATCGTCCGAACTACGATTATCTAAGGGCTATGGGGTTGCTATCATGAGTGGCGACGATATAGCATTAGACTTTATGAGTGAGGATGAGGTTGCCGAGATACTCGCCACCGAAGAATTGTTAGAGGTTGATATGGGTACCTTTGACGAGTATGATGATGAGTATGATGACTTGCTGATGGATGCTGAGTTGGACTCGGACACCAACTAACGGCTGGATAGCCCACGCTGGTGCGTGTATACATAGGTTCGATTCCTATGGTGGGCGCGAGTGAGGTTCTGCGTTCCATGCTACTTGTAGCGAGTGTCCCCTGAGCCTCACTTCCACTAGTGTATTAAATTAATACACTTAACTAACGAAAGGTAATCATGTACATAGAGATAACAGATACGATAGCAATAGTAATTGCGCTGAGTGTAAGTTCTACACTAGTCATTACTACCGCTATCAAGAACGCTAAACTAACTCGCAAACTGCGTGAGTTAAGTGTCAAGTAGAGAGGTAGACTTTGCTAATGATGTTATCCTTGCGTTATCTAGGGATGAACTAGAAACTATCAGGGAATCATTACGGCAATTCTCTATACATAACACACGGCATGGGTTTGAGGCTCGTGCCGTACACGCTGACGCTTTACGGGATAAGGTTGTAAACATTATCCTTGATAGTGTTCAGCGTAGGCTTGACAAGTCTAAGGAACTAGTGTAAATTAGTTCATGTAAGTCAGTAAGCCTAGTGTATTAAATTAATACATTAGATACCGAGAGAGGATAGGTTATGGATACTATTGATGAAGTAGATACCAAGTGTTGTATCGCTTGTAATACTGAATTAAATAGTGATGATGACGGCACTACCACTACTAGTGGCGACCCTGTCTGCGACAGTTGCGTCATAATGTGTATTCATTGCGAACAGGTAATAACTGTTGATGATGAGTATAGTGATGTAGAGGGTGAGTTATGGTGTCAAGGTTGTACCCGTAATGATGCTCATTGGTGCGACTTGTGCGATAACTATTTCACAGGTTATACCTATGGCACAGATGATAGTGATGATACTATGTGTGAGAGATGTTATGAGAATAACACCACTTACTGTGAGGATTGCGATAGTACCTATCTAAATGGTTGCGAGTATAATCATGATGAGGATAATGATGGTAGATTAATACATGATTATTCTTACCGACCTGACCCTAGATTTCACAGTTCAGAGGATGAGCAGACACGCTTATACTTTGGCATAGAGATAGAAACTGAGGTGCGAGGTGGCGATTATGGTCAGAGAAGGGTTGCTGCCGAGTATGCTCAAAAGTTAGAATCAGAAGGATTAGCCTATCTAAAATCTGATGGCTCACTTGAGTGTGGGTTTGAGATAGTAACTCATCCATTGTCCCATAGTTATTTTATGAATGATGCTAGTACTCTATGGAATACCATAGGTATACTTAAAGAGAGATACGACATGATGGCGTGGGGTACAAAAACCTGCGGACTTCATATACATATTTCTCGTGCTGGATTTAGTGGTGGCTCTCATCAGCATAGATTCTTACAGTTGGTATACAACAATAAGGATTTCTATGAGGTGCTTGCTGGTAGGTCATCTAGTCATTGGGCTAAGTTTGATGATGTCTTTGACCCTAATACTGGTAAGAAAACCTTTGCTCATAAATTGGGCAGAACCCACAGAGATAATGATAGATATTCTGCGGTTAATACCAACAATAGGCAAACACTAGAGATGCGAATCTTTAGAGGTAGTCTAAATACTAGATTCATCAAGTCATGTATTGACTTAGCGCATGCCAGCGTTGAGTTTACAAGAGTGATGAGTGTTCCCGAAGTCCGAGAGCACAAGTTAGACTGTATTAATTTAATACAGTATATCCGAGAGAGAGCAGAGTTATATCCTTCTCTTAATCAAAGATTAAATGCCATGTCCAATGTAATAACTAAAATAGAGAGGAAAGAATATGTGCCTATTGGTAGTAAGTTCCCCGAATAGTACACCGAAGCGCAAGGATTTAGAGTGTGCTTCATGTAATAACCCGCATGGCTTTGGCTATGCTGTACTTGCTGGTAATAAGATTATTACTGGCAAGGGTATGTCCGCTAAGAAGGTTATCAAAGAGTTCTTAGAGGTACGCAAGCAATACCCAAATAGTTATGCTATGTATCATGCTAGATTTGCTACGCATGGTGTCAAGAACGAGGAAAATTGTCATCCATTTAAGGTGGGTGGTAGCGACCTTACATACTTAGCACACAATGGCATACTAGATGTACATATTGAGCCTACTGATAAGCGTAGTGATACGCGTATCTTTGCTGAGGATATTCTCCCATCTATGGGTGGTATCACAGCACTAGATAATCCTAATCTGTATGGCATGATAGAGAAGTGGTCTAGTGGCAACAAGATAGCGGTGTTTACCCTAGACCCTAATGCTGAGTATGACTGCTACATTATCAATGAGGACTTAGGTCATTGGGATAATGAGGGCAACTGGTGGTCTAATGATGGCTACAAGCCTAGTCAATGGAGTAATATGTTTAAGAAGTCTAATGACTATTATGACTTAGATGATATTACTGGTAGCGAAGATGATTACATCTGTTATGGTTGCGGTATCCCGCAATTAGGTGATGGTAATGAATTCTATTGCTATGACTGTGGTACATGTTTCGAATGTAATATGGTACAAGATAGTGGTTGCCTATGCTGGACTCCTGAGAGGGATGCGTCAGCCCGACACAAACAATTAACGGGAGGATATAATGGACAGTATGACTACGGCTTCTAAAGAAGAAGTCAGAAAAACAATTATAGAGTTAATCTCTATCGCTAATTTGACTGATGAGAGAGATGACGCTATAATTGCTAGAGCAAGGTTGCTACTACAAAATCTGTAGTAGTGTATTAAATTAATACAGAGAGGATAGCATGAAACTAAAAGTACATGACCCTAGTGGTGATGTGATAGCAGAGGTATATGATTATGCTGCTGGCGCATTACTGATGAGCCTATATGGAGATGGTTCTCATATCTCATATAGAGGTAAGGCACTATGGCGTGAAGGCATAGATGGTGAGGGTGCTGAGAGTTATGATACAACAAGTATGGTAATAGAAAATAAACTAATAGAGATGGGAGTAAACCTTGACGGCTGAAGTAACTCGTGAGGAGATATTAAATAAGTACATGGTTCAATCAAGTAGCATAGAGTCAACTGGCTGGACTAAGCATATTAGATTACATACTGGCTCAATTAATGGCGAGTATACTGGTAGGCTTCATTGGGATTCTAATGACGGCTACACAATGATATGGGACAATGATAGAGCGCCCAAAGAGGCGTATCGTCCTGAGTTTGAGTATGTATTAGATTCTATCACAGAAGGACATAAGTAATGTTTAATTACTTTAATGATATAGAGGCAAAGGATATAATGTGGCAAGCAACTGTAAAGTATTCAGATGTTTACAATATGTCTGAGGAGGAGAGGCAGTTGTTTATCAATGCTCTAGGACTAGCCGTACAAAAGGTATGCTGGGACTACGGATTACATAACTAACTGTATTAATTTAATACACTAAGGAGGATAGTATGAGTGAACCAATGTATTTACAAGGAGATGATGCTGCTTTAGATTTGAATCCTTGTAATGGATGTGACGAATCAGAATGTAAGTGTGATGAAGATGATAGCGGAGAACCTGACCGCATGTGGGAGGATGAATGATTGTAGGTAATTGTACAGGTGATGCTAATCCTGATTGGTGGTTTCCTGAAGTACCAACGGGTAGAATTACCGAAGAAAAAATAGTTAGACTTACATCAGAGGTTAACTATGCGCTACAATTATGTGCTTCGTGTCCTGTCAAGGAAGAGTGTTTGGCTGAAGGTATGAAGATGGAGCATATGCCATCAGGTAAAACTGGATGGGGTAATCTACCATTTGGAATATGGGGAGGCAAGATGGCTGCTGAACGCTTAGAGATGGCTGGGATTAAACCTAGTGAATCTAGGAGTAGTGCTTCTTATCAAGCCTACAAACTATACAATCTGACAAGAAACCTACTAAGGCGGTGAAGTATGAAGAGATTGTTGCTACTATTTATAGCAATATTTTCTATTGCTGGGATATCAAGAGTAGAAACATTACCAGCGCAGATAGAATGGACTGTCAATGATAGCAAGTCATACGCAAGAGAATCTTTGCTTGCATGGCAACATAATCAATGGCTGTGCTTGGATAAGTTGTGGACAAAAGAATCAAACTGGCGACACGAAGCCTATAACAGTATCAAGGTTATGGGTAAGAACGCAGGTGGTATCCCACAGATATTGGGACTTTCACCCGACACAAACCCAACTGAGCAAATTGATAGAGGTCTCGATTATATCTCATACCGTTATGGAACTCCATGTCAAGCATGGAAACATTGGCAAAAAAACGGATGGTATTAATGGCGAGTTATGACTATCTATGCCCATTCGGAAATGAGATGATAACTATTGAACGCGGTATGACAGAAGAAGAAGTTATACCAATATGTAAAAACTGTAATACAGAAATGAAACGAGTATATCATGCACCACCAGTTAAGTTTAATGGGACTGGATTCTATTCGACAGGGGGATAAATGGATGAATCAATAGAAGATGCTAAGTTAAGGGAAGAACTGATTGCTAGTATTATGCACTCAATAAGTATAATTAATTCTAATATAGAAGAAAGGAAAAGAGATGACGAAGAACTCTGACTGGGACTTAGACTTGCGTGATGGTGAAGCGGGTGAAAGTAAAATTGCTGACCTGTTGCACATGGATACAGTAGAAGTTAAAACAGATAGACGCTGGATGGAAACAGGTAATCTATTTATAGAGGAATCGTGTTTCTATCAAGGAAGTGGACAATGGGAACCATCAGGACTAGCAGTAAGCAAGGCTACTCATTGGGCTTTCATATTGGATACTAATGTAATCATAGTTCCAATAGACCACTTAATAAATGTGGTTAGAGATTATGGAAGACCAATAGAAAATAAGCAACCACCTAATCAATCTAAGGGGCATCTCATTACACCAGCACAGTTAATTAATTATAAGAGAGTTAAGAACGAAGAATTTGATAGGGCTGGAGAAGCATATAAAAATTATATGGAACAGGAGTATCCAATCTGATTCAGACACTCTTAATTATCTTCAAACCCATCTTCATTCCTATTGCTGCCATCATGCTCATGGTCTACGGTTGGTTCCTCGTCCTTGGTATCTTTAACTTCTTTCTCAATGTCTTTATCTAACCAAGGTCTGAATCCACCAACTCGAACAATTAATTTCTTAATAGCACGATTGTGACGCATGCGAGCAGCGTCTTCACTACCTAATTTCATCTCGGTAGCGATGTCGTTGTAATCCATAGATTCAGCGTACCTATAAAACAGTACCGTCCTATCCTCGGTGCTGAGTTTGCGGTACGCTTTATCTATTTCAATCATCATTACCATCATGTTACCGCCTTCAGCGGGAGCAGGTGGCTTACTTGGACCGACTAGATTTAACTTATGTGAAACGCCAAACTCACCTCGTAGAACTGAAGGTAAGAGTGCTTCAATAATATCTGATTCATAAAAGAATACATCTGAAGTTTCATAGCCAACAGACTTGGCTTTCCACTCCAAACAATAATCTAATGCATCATTACGAAGGCAACGATAGATTAGATTCTTAGCATCTTTCTCACCTATTGCTTCCCACTCATTTAACTTATTGGGATGCTCAAGGAACCACTTATATAATGATTGTTTGATATCTTCTAACTCAACCATATCATATTTTCTATGGTACTCAGATGCAACGGCAGTTACAATGTAGTCCCATCTTTCTATACGATTCCAGGCTAAATGCTTATCATCTACCATTTGAAAGTTCTACCTTCCACAGTAAATGATTTGTTAACAATAGGAACTAACTGTGGGACTACTGTCTTACCATCAACATGAAGGATACCAAAGCCCTGTTGCCATGTAAATAAGCCAGCCTTAATATACTTAGCATTAGCATAGTTCATTAAGTTTCCTAGTTCCATGCCCCAAACAGTTCTAGGTTTACCACCACGATATGTTTGAGTATGATGTGTCAAACCCATACGGTGCGTATGCCCACAGACTACTGACATACCACTACGCTTGGCTAATCCAAGGGCTGTAGCACCAGCCGTAGGCTGAACATTACCTTCATCACCATGCATTAACAACCAGCCAGGGGCTAGTTCATATGGGTCTTTATGGTATTTAATTCCTAGTTCATCAAGTCCTAAGAAGTTTTCTAATTGCAGTTCAGGTAAGCCAAGTAATCCTGGCACTCTCATTGCAACTGTATTAAATAATCTATCAGTATGATTACTTCTAATCATATGTTCAATAGTTAAGTCATAAAGAACTTTTTTAGTTGTATCTCTGTCGCGTCCAATAGAACGCTCAAACTCTAACTCGGTACCCTTACTCCATTTACTAATAGTCTGCATATCCATTTCATCACCACAGGATACAACAGTTTCGGGTTGGTACCACTTGATGAACTTTGCGATTGCATTCACGGCTTCTACGTCATGATACGGTACTTGCAGGTCTGAGATACAGACTATAGTTTTCATTTCTTTTTGGCTCGTCTTTTATTCTCTTTAGCCACATTTTTACTTTTAGATAGAACACCTAAGTTAGATATGCCATCTCTGCCAGCACGACCACCATTATCTTTATGGTCTACTTCTTGGTTACGCTTTAACTTTTTGCCAGTAGCCTTCTTATAATCTAAACGGGCTTTGTTTGTAGATGTAGTCTCAGTTGTGCCATCTTTTTTCTTGCGCTTGATGACATAGATGGGACGACCACCATTTTGCTTGCTTCCTTTATAAGGTCCAAATATTTTCATCTTATTCCTATCTTAGTAGTGCTGCTATCAAAGCCAGCAGAGCCGTTAGTTGTAATTGAAATGCGAATAGTATCTCAATCATTTGTCCCACTCTCCTCTTAGTACTAGCAATCCTATGATTGCATAGTTAGCCATGTCCTTGAATGAGTCTTCAAATGATTCATGCTCTGGACTTTGCTTGTTATCAACTAAGTTATTGATACGAGCCAACTTGTCATGCATACGAACACGTAGTCCATTGATGGCACCGCCAGGTGCATCAGCAATATTCTTTGCGCCGTAATCTCTATGTTTAGACAGTAATAAATCTAATAATTCTTGGTAGGTTTTTCCAACATTGTACTCAAAAGTGGTATTTTGAGCGTCAATATGAGTGATTTTTCCTCTATCTGCTTCTTGGTTATATGGAAACCTTGCATTTCCAAGTGGGTTATAATCTGCCATATTTCTTCACTCTCCATCTTCTTCATTGTTGGTCTCTTCTTCTAATAAGTTAACTAAATCGTCATCAAAGTTAATCATATGCTCATGCACTACCATGTCTTCAATAAAATGTTTCATCTCGCCAGGATTTTTTTCTGCTGCATAAAGTGTAGCGTATGTAGATTGAGCAATACCTTTAACTTCTTCTGGACTATCAGCGTATCCATATATACATCTCAATAAAGAACCTATCATAAGTGTATAGCCATTAGGTAGTATTAACTTAGGGTCAAACTCTTCCTCACCAGCATCATCTAACAGATGGTCTGTTGCTTCAAATATATTATCAAACTGTTGACCACATAACTTACAGTCAGGTATCTTCTTAAACTTCATTTAGTCCTGCTCTTTCTCGAATAAACTGAGACCCGTATTTAACGTAGGAAGAGTTGACATCTTCTCCGTCTCCCATCGATACAATTGTGACAGGCAGTTCTCTTGCCAAAGATGCGGCGAATTCTTTTCCTGGCTGGTCTCCATCTGCAAAGACAAATACTCTTTCGAAATCTGCGAGGAGTCTTGTGTAATGTTTCTTCCACGAGTTTGCACCAGGAACTCCAACGCAAGGGATGCCAACGCACTTACTGAGAGTAACTGTATCCAATTCACCTTCGCATACTCCAATCCAATCGCCTGCTCTTTCGATATCTAATACGTTGTACATCTTAGTTTCAACACCAGTCATTCCCATGTACTTCGGTTCCACCGCTGGATTAAGCGACCTAAAACGTAAGTCAACAACACCAGTTTTAGTAATGTAAGGAATCGAGAGACGACCTTGGAACGCTTCGTGTCCAATCTCAGGCTCCACGACTACGCCGAATCGAGCCAGACGTGCCGCCTCCATTGTTATTCCCCTGCTTGCTAGGTAGTCTTCCGCCTGATAAATGTTTGCCGCGTACTTTGCCGTTGCTCTGCCCAGTAATTCCTTCTGCGAAAGACTTTGCTTCACGTATGTCCACCCTTTCCTGCTTCGCTATAATCTGTAAACTGTTGCCGTTCATACCACAAGCAAAACAATTAAATATGTTTTCCTTCGTGTTAAAACTTGCCGAACTATGAGTGTCGTCATGGAACGGACACTTCAGATTAACTTGTCCACTAGTCCTTGGTGGGTTAGCACCATAGTGCTTTAACACCAAAACTATGTCTGGCAAATCATCCGTCAAATACATCGCCCAACCTTAATACTAAATAAGAATCTGCTATTGATTTTCCTCGCGCTTTAATAACCACCGCTGGTAAGATGGATGTTCTTTGAATCCCTCTTGCCTCCGAATAATGTGTTGCTTCAATCTGAGCCTCTTTCGTCCAACCAGAGAGGTCAATGCGACCTGATTGACCTGGCGCTTTCGCCTCAATGACTCCGATGAACCCAAGGAAGTTTGAACGGACGACAACGTCGCCTTCATCTCTTGCACCTGTTCTTGCAAGTCTCTCACTATCAAGTCCAATTCGTCTAAAATAATCTCGTAGGTCGGTTTCAAATGTTGCTCCTCTGGCTTTGTGGGATTTCCTAGTTGTCATTTCTTTTGTATCCATAATTGTTCATTAGTTTCAATGATATCAAGTTCTAATTGTTTAGCCCAGCAAAAAAAATCAATTGCTAATTTAGGCTCATATAGTCCACCCTTTTCGTGAGTCCAAGTGTAGTCATCAAATGCCATAATGCCACCAGACTTTAAGTGTTGCCACGCCATTACTGCATCATCTAATACATCCGATGCGGTGTGACTTGCATCTATGTAGATAAAGTCATACCACCAATCGCCATCATCTTCATAGTTGTTAAAAAATTGGTTACTGGCACCTCTTATAGGAAATACATTATTGTAATCTTTTATTCTGTGAAGGTAACTTTTCCACACATCTTCAAAATCCATTTTACTGTGAACGTCCTCCGTAGGAGAACCAAGCCAAGTATCAACATCAATTAGTTCTGATGATTCATCAGTTAGGATATTGTCTAACATCCATATACTTGCATCTCCATTAAATACCCCGAGTTGCAAGAATTGTAGGTCAGGCTTGTCTGCAAATGAAGATAGATAAAGTTCAAAGTTATTCTGTCGTTCGACAAACCAATTAGGATATATTGTCATTCGCACTCCATACAATAGTTGTATGCACGAATGTTTGGTATATACATTACAAACTGTTTACCACAATGAAAACAATTGATAGACGTCCAATCATCCTCAATAAAGTAAAATGGATTACGAATTCTTAGTTTCATGAGTTCTCTGGGATATCTTCTACATACATATATTCAGGATTAAATGCTAACCAAGTCATAAGCGTCCCTCCCGCATCTGCTCTTCCGTAGCGATTCTTGACTGCAGCAACGCCAAGCGACGTGCCAACAGTGCCAAGCGTACATATGAGGGCAGGTAACTGAGAAACCTTCCCTTGTATTGCGCTTCTTGGCTGACAAGGATTTCCAGGAACTGCTTCCGAAGTGTGGTGTAGTACGACAATCGCAGCATTAGTTGCTCTAGCAAGATACTTCAACTCCTTCATAATAGCCCGCATTGATGCGAACTCTTCGCCACCATCGGTGGCTACATCCATTAGGTTATCTAAAACTATTAATGTTGGAGCACATCCCCATAGTTCTTCAAAGGCTTGCACTTCCTCGTCAATGTCTTGTAAGGTTGGTGATGAATCAAATGACCAAACTATATGGCTACCCTTTTGTAAGATAGCCTTAGTCCATCCAATATCATTATTAAGTTTTTCTTCAACATCTGTTTGGTTCTTACCTGATATCATTGATGCTAATCGCATAGCCATTGTATGTGCATTAGTATCAGCAGATATGTAAAGAGTTGGAACATTAGTCTTTAATGCAATCGCTAGGGCAAGTGTTGATTTACCTACCCCAGGAGCACCCGCAAACATTGAAACCTCTGCACGTCTGATAATAATCTTAGAGGCTTCAAATGATTTAAAACAACTAGGTAGAGGTTCCCCGCCAATAGAAGCCCGCCCTACAGACCTCACTAGTGTACGCATTTTACTGCCCCCTACCTAATTGTTAAAACGGAAATTGTTCGTCTACTAATTTACTGGCTTGCATTGGTCCGCGCCCTGAGGCATTGGACACACCCACATCGCGTAAGGATTCCCCGTCTTGCTTGAGATTCCCGACTTGTACTTGCGTGCTCCGTGTTGACAAGTTGGACCTGCTCCAGCGGACGGAGGCGTTGCCTGGGGTGGTGCTGAGGAGCGCTGAGGCTCTGTGCTTGGCGTGGAACTTGACGTTGATAAAGGGGCAGTTGTCGATGCTCCCACCACCAACTTTTGTACTGCTGCAATTTGAGTAGCAAAGTCACCAATGCCCTCAAGCAATACACTAAGTTCGTCCGCTGTGTTGGCTCTGACGTTAATTAAATCGCCAGTTCCAGTTTTGTATGATACTTGTAACTTCCAGTCTTCTGCCATTATACTTCCTTCTTTGCTGAGAATTCACAATGAGCGGTAAGTCCGCACATGTATTGACAAGAGTTTGTGTTGGGCAAGAATATACCTGCTTTTCGTGCCTTGTCAAATCCTTTTACCAGGAACTCCATTTTGTCATATGTATATCCTGATAAATCAACCATCTCCACAGTATTACTACCGCGAGACATGTAATAATTTCCCCAATTGATTTCTCCACCTAAAGCATCAGTACCAAAAGTAACTTCTAAACCAAGTTTATAAAAACCTAGTTGCAAAGTACTAATTGGAGTGTTCTTAGATGTTTTGAGGTCAACAATTACTAATTGCCCATTAACCTCAAAAATTCGGTCTATCACCATCTTGATAGGAACATCAGCCACTATTGGCATTAGTTCCAACTCAATTCCTGGTCGCCCATCTGGAGCAATCCAAATCTTCCAGTTGGGATTATGCTTACGCCAAGCGATATACTCGCTCACCCACATAGGTCCTGCAGTCTGCCAAAAATTAATGTCTTCCTTATTTGGATTAAGTTTGGTAGCCTTACCACCTATGCGAGCATTGGTTAAATCAATACCATCAGACTCTGATTCCCACGCTTCTTTCCAAAGAAAATCTGGGTCGACAGATACTGGTATATCATCAATCATTACTTTGTTAAAGTTATATTTCATAGAGTACGCCTATCGTATTCTTCGCAAGCCAAGTGGAATGCTGAACCTCCTACAGACCAAACAGATGGCTCTTCCTGCTTTGCCAATAGTCTACCTAGGTAGTATTGATATCCACAGGTTAGATAGGTGCTGAAAGCACTATAGGATATATGTTCTGGTAATGTATATTCTTCAAGTTTTATTGACATTAGATATATTATACACAGGTATAGGGTTAGATGGAAGTCGAATGTGACTTCCATAGATTGGTACCTATGTGTATAATTAATATTAATATAATATATAAAAGACCCCAAAGGGGTCTATAGTATAATATATAATTAATTATATCTCTAAGGAGTACTATGTCTAATGTTATAAATAATACATTTTGGGCTGTATTTTTTGGCTCAACTTTAGGAACCCTAACCGTATACCTAACCACATCTCTAGTCGATGAATATCGACATATGAAACATCATAGGGATATGGATTTATTACTAGAGCAACTAGAGTCATACGAGCACGATTAAGTCTTAAAACGACAAAAGAACCCCCTTACCCAGTAGTGATACTAGGCGAGGGGGTTTTCGTGTCTCTAAAGGGCGTTTAAAGCCTTTTTAGGGGTATATAACTATTTGCTTCCAATACCAAACTCTGATGATGCTGGGTCTAATGCCTTTAAAACAGGGCCTGCAACGGCTGCAACTCCTGCTAATGCTAAAGTCTTTAGGTCAGTTACGCCAGAAAGATATAGCGCAAGTACGGCAGCAACGGCTGCACGTACATAGGTAGCAACAATTGCTTTTAATTTAGTTGTATTCATATTGTCCTTTAAGGGCGAGCAACGCCCATTACTAGGGAGTAAGCACGCTTCTTTAGAAACACACCATCTCCGTTTGATTGACTGCCCTTATTATCCCCTGAGGTGTTACCCTCATAGACCATAAGGTATTTCTTTCCATCATTACTAGAGCAGATGCCCACGTGGTCAGCCTCTGCGTCAGCATCGAATTGAAAGAAAACTATATCACCAGGTTGGGCTTTACCAACTGGAACTATCTTGCCTTTACTTGTAAACCATTTAAGTCCCGCATTACAAGAGGCAAATCCTTTAGCAGTCTGAGCCGCTACCTTAGATGCTAGTCCCGCTTGGTCAAAACACCAAGATACAAACATTGCACACCAAGGGTTATTGTTTAGTCCATACCACTTGCCATACATACTGTCATTGTTCTTGCCAACTTCTTTGTATCCTACTTGAGACTTGGCTATATCTACTACGCTCATTTTTGCCAATTCTTTAATGATTGTATTACTAACTCTGTTAAAAATTCTACCTTGTCGTCTAGTTGATTGACTTTATCACGGAGGCTTGAGCCACCATTTGGTTTAAGTTCAGCAAGGTAATGCTTTACCATCCATCTAATCGCAGCAGCAAGGGCTCCAACAAGTGTTGTTATTGCTACTACTAGTGCTGCGTAATCATTCGGTGTCATTATACTGTCCTAATCATAATTTCTATGATTCCTCCAAAGCCATCAAATCGTCTGTCAGGTGGTGTCATACGAGTAAATGATACCTGTTCTATAACTGCTTGTAAGGATTCAGATGTAGTTAAGTCTTGCCAGGTGATAACATCACCAGTCTTTTCAATCTCTTCAAGTAATCTAATACGGTCAAACGCTCTACCTTCATAGCCAACAATAGTATTATATTTATCTGTCTCTACATCAAAGCAGTAAACAGGAAACTTAATAACTCTTACGCGAGGTGTAGCAATAGTTGATTTAGCCTGGTATCCCTTGAAGGTAGGACCAAGGGTAGTATCAGTACTGTCACGAGTTAATGTAAACTTATATGCTAAAAATTCTTGGGCTGTAGCAGGTTGAGAAGTAGTTACTTCTACTGGTTCTACGTTTACTGAGTATCCAATGTGGTCATACTCTGTTTCACTACCACCAGCATTGGTAGCAACAGAAGATAGTAATGTTTCTCCAGAAGTAAATGAACCTCTAGCAATTAAACGTTTAAAGTTTTTAGGCTCTAAGGTTCCGTATCTAATTTTGCCTGTCTTGATGTAGCCAGTTTCGGCTAGAACTGTAGTTGATTGGATAGCAATACCATTACTACCAGATGTAGTAAATGCTATCTGGTTTGAATTACCTATAAAATCTACGCTAGTAGCATAGCCACCTACTCCGCTAAGGAAAGTATCGGTAGCATAAGCAAAACGTAAAGTCTCAAGTTCATTACCTAAATCAATTCTATATAGTCCAGGACATCCACCAATAGAACCAGTTACCCATACAAATCTATCTCTAAATGCAAAGTCTAATCCTGTGTTGGTTGCTTCAATAATTAATGGACCATAACTTAGGTCTCCATTAGTATCTGATATAGAAGCCACACGTACACCCTTGTTGGTGCCAATTACTAGGTAGCCTAGATAAGATTCAATCTTATTTACATACTCACCACTAGGTAATTTTGCTGCAACAATACCTGAAGTAAGAGTTGGCATAACACCAGCAGTAGATAAAACAAATTTATAAATAGCAGACTCACCACCAGCGTAGCCAGCAGCATAAATAGCAGAGCCACCTTCTGATATGGATGTCCAAGTCCAACCAGTATTAGGGTGTGTGTATATAGCAGTAGGTAGAGTAGTAGTGCCAAGAGCACCAGTTAATTCATATATAGATGTATTTATAGCAGCAACAAGACGTTGTTTAACCCAACCTAATTTTACTTTAGCATTACCAGTACTGTAATGATTATTTAAAGCACCAGTAGCACCAATTGTTTGATAATAAATACGAGTAGCATCAGCAATAAACAGTGTGGTTCCATTGCTTACTACATCTATAATTGCAGATGAGGTTGTTGCATATGTAGTATTAGGTGAACCAGTAGTTGTAATGTCTTTAAGTGTGCTACTTGCGGGAATGTATGCAGTAACTACATCTGTACTTCCAGATATATTTGATAAAAGTTTATATATACCACTAGAAGTAACGCTATTACTGGTCTCTTTCAGTAGGGTTACTTGTCCTTTAGTCCATACATCTACATTTGAAGAATCAGCAAATCTGTGTGCTGTTGTCTCGCCACCAGATGGGTCATAGAACTTAATACCTGTACCAGAATGAAAAGATGATTGACTTCTAATCCACCAGCCAGTAAGTGATTGCTCACCTGGCTCTTGATTGTTATCAAATTGGTCTTTCTTGTAAGGTGCAGTCTGTCTAATGTATGGCCGAGCATCTGATACTGCATAGATAAATGGCATACCACCAAGGGCTACATCATAGGCTACATCTGTATTTGTCCAGACAGAACTGTCTGCTGTAATACCAAGGTCAACGGCAATAGAACGACCAATGCTGGCAGTTGCCGAACCTCGGCCTTCGGTTATGTCACGACTGACCACAGTGCTCCTTAATTAAGAAAGTAAAAGTTTTGCTTGCTCTTCTGTAATACCTAGTTGTGCTAGTAGTGCTGCCTTAGCAACAGCCTTTGTAACTTTGTCTGCTTCTTCTTGAGCCTTCTGTGCTGCATACTCTGCAGCCATAGCCTCACGCTCTGCAATTTCCTCCGCAGTTAGTTCAACCTCAGTAGTAATTCCAGTAGAGCAATCTACGATTATTTTAGTTGGCATTGTTTTTCCTTTCGTTATGCGTTAGATATTCCATATAGATAAGCGATTGAGTATTGGACAAAAGTTCCTGAATTTGGCGTAAAACTAATTGAAGTTATTGCTGAAGTATTTGCCCATATTCCAGCCGTAAATCCCATATAAGCGGTTGATGCGTTAGTTTCTTGAACACTATCAATGTTTATTGATTTATTATTACTAGACAAATAATTTGGTATATAGATTAAATGGTTAGCAAATGTGTTCGCTGTTGCACTAGCGCAAGGACTTTGTCCAATATATAAAGGCGTTTCACTTGGTACAAGTGAAGATGCCCCTGAACCGTCTCCTCTTAAAATTCTATCTGTAAAAGCGTTAGTTACACCATTAATTGAATTAATCCAAGTTGTATCTTGCGTGCTTGCTGGACTTTGACGAGTAGAAAGATTAAACAATAAATCAGTATAAGTAGAAGGAATAGAAGTGAAGTCAATAGAACTAGCACCACCACTACCAACAGTAGAACTTGAAATTAAAGTATATGTATTAGCCATTATGCCGCCTTAATTCCGTAGAGCGTGAAAGTTGAGCCAGCAGTATATTTAACAGTTGAATAACCTTTGAATAAAATACTAGTAATTGCAGCAGTACTACGCCATAAACCAACCCCTGTGCCAACTTCATTTGCTGTATTATTCCAGCGTCCTAATGTTGTTTTATAGGTTGTAGCATTGGAATAGTTATTTATCTGAATTATAGTTGCTACTCTATGGGTAGTATCGATAGCAGTACCCCAAGGCCCAATATAAATTGCGCTTACACTTGATTGTCTTGCAGAGGCTACTGCCGACCCTGTACCGTATAAAACTGTATGCGAGTAATTAGTTGCCGTATCGCCATTAAACTGTAGATAATGGTTATATGTGCCATTACTATCTGTAGCAAAATTAGTTACTAATACCAAATCTGTATAAGTTGCAGGAATAGAGTTAAAAGTTACTGTTGCTACATCACTACTTAAAGTAGTAGTCGCTATCTTTTCGTATGTACTTGCCATTATGACCCCTTAATTCCGTATAGGGCAAAAGATGATGCAGTAGTCCAAGCAGTAGAAGCATTACCAACAATAGTTATAGAAGAAATAGCAGTTGTGGCTTGATATAAACCTGATGCTAATGACACAATTCCGCTTCCATTTTCATCTCTACCAGTTAAAGAACGAACAGTTTTATATTTGTTCGTATTTGCATAATCTAAAATATCTATAATTGCTGTTCCATAAATATTTGCTGTACCACCACCAACACGAATATTTGCTCTAATTACAGTATCAGATACATCTCCTGCACTTGCCGCTGCTGCACCAGTGCCATATAGATAATGGTCTGAATATGTTCCACCACCATTAAATTGAATTGTTGCAGCCGATGCGCCTGATGCCCAAGCAAATATTCTTAATTGTAAATGAGTATAAGTTGAAGGAATGCTTGAGAAAGTTATTGTGTCCGAAGAATTGTTTCCATATGCAGTTGCAATAGATTCGTAGGAGTTAGGAATAAAGGCACTATTCCCAGCAAGAAAACTATCATACTTTGTTTGATTGGTAAATGATGAACCTGAACTAAGTTTTGTTATTGCCATTTATATCCCCTCGTGTTCTTGGTTTGTGCATACCCAACGGCAAGTTGTTTCATCAAGAGTTTCCTCTAAGTGGCAATTAGCCTTTGGTGGGATAAAAGCATCGCGTTCTGAATCATAAGTATAACCAATACCAGCATAGTTATATCGGATATTATTATTGTATGAAGTCTGAATCCAAGTGCCACCCAAGCCAAGGTCATTGGCTAGAAATTCTGCGCCTCTATCTTCTAATGAATCATCAACTGCTAATACTCTTATAACAATATTATTGCTATTTATTTCTGCAAAATTTGCCATTAGAAAGTAATACTCCCAGTTCCTGTAAAGGTATAAATTCTATATCCACCAGTATTTGTTACTGTAGGTGAACCTGTTGTTGCACTTGCTGCATTATAAGTATTTGAGTAACGAATAACTACAACACCTAAACCACCTGCGCCACCATCTTGTCCAGCAGCGCCACTTCCATTAGCACCACCACCACCACCTGTATTAACAGTTCCTGCAGTTCCAGTGCCATATTGTGCTGCACCACCACCACCAGTTCCACCAGTACCTAGAGGAGTATAATCAAAAGGAGGGTTATAAGCAGATGCTCCTCCACCGCCACCAGCATAATAAGTTGCAGTTCCTGAAATAGATGTTTGTATTCCTATTCCACCATTACCACCTGCGCTAGTAGTACCATCAACTCCTACTGCACCAGCACCGCCTCCGCCGCCACAACCAATACCACCTGTATTTACTCCAGCACCACCTGCATAACCTTGATTAGCAGTTCCTGCACCAGCAGCACGAAGTCCAGCACCGCCACCGCCAGAACCACCAGTTCCAGCATCTTGAACAACAGGTCTGGATGCACCACCGCCACCGCCTGCTGTAGATATTGTTGTAAATCCTGAACCTGAAATAGATGAAGTGGAACCATTGGTACCTGTGCGACCAAAACCTGTAGTTCCTGTACCACCTGCTCCGCCAGCACCAACAGTTATTGTATAAACAACTCCAGGGCTAACTGAAGCAGCAGAAGGTAAAGTACCTCCACCACCAGTTGCTCCAACAGTGCATTTTAATCCGCCCGCACCTCCACCACCACCATATTCTTTTCCACCACCACCGCCACCTGCAATTACAAGGTAATCAATAGTTGGAGTTACTGGATTGTAAAAAGCATTTCCCGCAAGCAAAGACCTACTCTTGGGAAAACCCTGAAGTATAGAAGATGTTTTTACGCGGGAAGTTGACATTGATTAAGACTCGTCTCCATAAGCGTGGAATGAAAGTGTTGCAGTTGATGCGTAAACAGTAATTACATCTGTTGTAGCAAGTGTAATACCAAGTGTAAGAGCAGTAGTATCTGAAGCACCTACAGTTACATCATATGCAACATAATGTAATGCTGCTAATGTAGCACCTGCTGGTCGTACTGCTACGCGGAATGTTGCTGCGGTAGAAGTTTGATTACAGATAGTTAAAGATGAAACAACTGCACTTTTAGCGGATGGTACCGTATAAAGAGTAGTTGCTGTAGTTGCGCTTGGGTTTAATTGTCCAAGTACTTTTTTTGCCATTTGTATTTCTCCTTAGTTTCTTAGGCGCCCATCATCATAAAGATGTCAGCCGTTGGGTCAGTTGTTACGGTTGCCCAAGATGCTGCGCTTCCGTCTGTTGTTAGGTATTTACCAGAGTTTCCTGTTTGAGAAGGTAAAGCATTTACAGTTCCCCAAGATGAAGTAGTTCCATCTGTAGTTAAATACTTACCTGAGTTACTAGTTTGACTTGGTACTACATACGCTGTTGAGTCTGTAGCAACTAAAGTTTTAGATGTTGGAATAGCAGTTCCATTGATGGTCGTACTCCAAGAAGAAGTTGTACCATCTGTTACTAAAACCTTACCAGAGTTACCTGTTTGGCTGGGAACAACATAAGTAGTTGAGTCAGTAGCAACCAGAGTTTTACTTGATGGAATTGTAGTTCCATTGATAGATGTAGCAGTAGCCACACCAAGAACTGGGGTAACAAGGGTAGGGCTTGTATCTACTACAAACTTAGTTCCAGTTCCAGTCTGAGATGCAATGGATGTTGCAGCACCAACAGAGGTAATAGGACCAGTTAAATTACTTGGTGCAATTGTTACACCGTCTACATATGATTTAGTTGCTGCATCAGTAGTTGCAGTAGGTGTACCTAGTCCTGTAATTTTATTAGTTCCCATTGCAATAGCACCAGTCATAGTGCCACCAGCAAGAG